TTTCACTACGTTGCCACACCCAGAGGGTGTACTCCACTTGACGGTTTTCGTGTCAAGTAACGACGGGGGGCTCACGCCCCCCGACCCGTCCTCTTACGAGAACGGGCTCCAACCTACTTTGTATCCTATAACGGAGTCTCTGGGGATAATATACCGCTTACTTTCGGGCGGTATAGGACCTCGAGACTTGTCTGTGAGGGATACTCCGTAGAGGGCGGCAGCAAACTGTACACTGTACGGGAATCCAGACCATCTTACCTTTCGGTAAGTGGCAGGTCTGTAGACTCGTAAGTAACGGATGCTTCCGCGCCAGCGGACTTGCCATCTCTCTTCTGCGTCGTGGATGACGACGTCACCGAGGGCTTCAGGCCCCCGGCAGCGTCGTATAGGAGCCGGGAGTAAATCCAGGCACCTAAACCAAGCGCGGCGGAGAGAATTGCTACGAACAGGAGAAAAGCCAGCTTGGCTAGCCAATCTCCTAATTCCGTTAGCAAAGGCAATAAGCTTTTGGGGTTCATCGGGATCCTCCTTTAGTTGATAAGGCCTCACAGCTTTACCATCGAAGAAATCCCCCCCGCAGCTTTCCCGGAATGGTCCTTGTACAAAAGTCTTACGACTATTTGTAGTAAAGCCACAAAACCGGAGGGCCGCAATTACATCTGCCGAGAACTGAGACGGAACAATTATGTCGTCGCCATAAACAAAGAGATTCTTCCCGGGGATTAGATCCTCGGAAATGCTCATTGCAATGGCGGCGAAAATCGTCGTCTCGAGCTCAAAGGTGTAACCGTTGCCCATCGAGGAGAACTTTTCCAAGTGGTACCACTTCCCTTTGACTTTCGTCATCGGTGAACGTAGAGCACTTAGATCTGTGTACCACCTCGATGGTGTGACCAATTTTACCAAATTGGTCGACACACAATCGCTGGCTGAACTAAGATCAATCGTCGCAAAATCGCCGCTTTTTGAAGCAGCGCAGGCAACCAGCCTGTGAACATTTTGCCCATTATCGAGGTCAATACCACGATTCGCCAATCTAGAACGCATCACTGAGCCAAGGCCCAATTGATAGTATCCGCAGATTGACGGTTCCTTTCCACAAGACCGCTTAACGCGACTTGTTTTGGGAACTTGGAAGTAAGAGTTTCCTCTCACCACGACTGGCTTAATTCCCAGATCGGCTTGCGCCGTCGCCCATGCGGTTCCTGTCCAAGGAACCAAAAACCATAGGGCATCTGGGGTAAAGGTTGGAGTCGATGACAGTTTATCAGGTACTGTACAGTACTTGGAACTGTCGCTGACAGTGGCGCCAGGACCAAACTTTCCGTCATAAACGGACGGTGGGTGTGAACCCACCAGAAACTCAACATTTTTACGAACAGTCTGAAGGAATTCAGCTATTCGCGCATCACCGGTAGGACCCCCAAAGGAGCCCCGCTCGATGTACGTGTTGAGTCTTAAGTTAGTCTTGAAACACTCTTTCTCACTCCAGAGCCACTTTTCAAAGGTGGCTTCGTCTAAATTCACGTCCAGCTTAAAACCGTCGAACTTACGTAGTAAGTCCGTGGCAGCTGCCCATGAAAGATAGTCATCTGAGGTGAGGAAGATACCAGGATCAACTTCCAATTGGGTTAGCTGATCATACTCGTTATACCTTAGCAGAACTGCTACGGTAAGAGAACGAGCACTGTCAAGCCCTTCCATTAGGGTGAGGACTACGTCTTGCACATCTTGAGTCAAAGACACGACTATTTCTCCAGTAAAGCGTTGTTAAAGCGTCAAAACCGATCATGCCGCTTCTTACGAAGCAGAGTAACCAGATTTGACACAATCTTTAACAAGCGTGCTAACCAGAAGGTTTGCATACTGAGAAACAAACTCGTTGATGTCGGCCTGAGCCATCCCTTTAGGGAAGACCCAGTCGGTGGCGGCAGAAGCTGCCTCCACCACCGTCGTCTGCGAGGTCGTGGTGTCGGTTACCAATTGCGGATACACGTAAGTGCTACGCAAGGCGCGTTTCGCGCCCTTGGATGACTCGCGAGCCATCAACCGGAGTTCCGGTTGATGCATCGGAGCGTTACCGACGGTTTGACTTTTCCAGACAGCTGAGACGCTGTCACCCGAAGAGGGCGATACGCCAGTGTACAGAATGTCAGTGACACCGTCG